CGGTCCTGCGGAGGCACCTTCATGAACACATTAAGTTCAGGGAATGGTCTCCCCCTACCGGCTGGTTATGGAGCATCTCCAGATAATGGCATGTGTTGGCGGTCTCAGGTTATAGAAACCTTAAAACCGATCAAAACAGTCACTATCCGCGGAGTTCGTGAACACAAGTATATGTCCCCGTTCTTTCAGAACTTGGATAATCTTGCTACACGATTCGGGTCCATTGGACCTGCCAGTTTCGCCTGGGAGAGAATTCCATTCTCTTTCGTGGCTGACTGGTTCGTAGATGGGTCTGATGTCTTTAATAAGCTTGACAACTTCCTTACTGGAAGTCGAAAGAATATTCAAGACGGCTGTATAAGCTACAAATACGGATGTGTTGCTGGCGCGATAAAACAGCGCCGTGCAACCAACGAGTATAGTAGCTATGACGGCTTACAGACCGCAGTGAACGAGATACAGTACTACCACCGAAAGCCCATTGATACCGGACTTAATACCGGTCTTAGTGGTAGGTTTGGAAAAAAGCAAATCGCCCTCACGGGTGCTTTGCTCAGCCAAATGGCTGCGAACCTAAAGCTCAAGAGATAAACAGTCAAACACATACTAAAATGCCTATTGACCTTAACCTCACGGTTAGTGCTCTAGCGTTCAATAACGCCTGGTCCGATAAAACGGGCTCAGAGCGTCGCGAAACGTCACGGGGGGCTAATTTGCCCACCGTGCTCTCGATTAAACATCAAGACTACGTTGACTCGGCTACGAAAGTACCGGGTAAACGCAGCGTTGTGCGGCTAGACTACTACATGACCATGACGGACGGAATTATCCGGCCCGTGAGCTTGTACGTTGTGTGTGCTGCGCCAACCGATCCGCTCGTTACCACGACGATCACCAATACAATGTGTGATTATCTTGTTAACTTGCTACACGGGACTACTAACACGAATGGCCTTGGTCTCAGAGATGAGATTTTCGGCGATAAGTTGCAGTAGCCCCTATTGTTAGCCATATAGTATATACTGCATGGCACGCCATGCTTTGTGTACTCAGTACTCAGAGTTATATAACCCAAAATACAGAGAACATGAAAGCTAAAGCAAACAGTCTTGTCTATATTGCAGTACCCTTCTATTCCCGTAAGGGCATAGTCGTCTACCGCAAGTTTGGACTGGATGTAGGATTGGATCAGTTACCGATCAAGGGTATCTTGTGGTGGCCCCTCCGCAAGGAGAGGTACAACCGCTTCGTTGTCCTTGGTAAGCAGCACTCGATTCCCCGCCAGGTTATTTATTTCAATGAATAACCTCAAGCCGGAATCGAGACAACAACAAGCAGGCAGGCAGGCCGATATCGGCCATAGGTATGTGCTAAACATATTCAGTTGCCTGCTAGCAGACATATGTGAGTTATCAAGAGTGGCCATTTGCCCCCCTGATGACATAACGTATGATTGGGTGCTTAAAGAAGCACCTAAGCTTGACAAGGCCTTGCTTATGTGGCTTGAAGGCTCCGGTGAACTACCGGAATTTCCCGAGTGGCTATTGCCACTATGGAATTCGTTTAGGTCCTCAATGGACCCTAACACCCTAAGGCTGATTAGGCAGGTACTCTTGTTCTGCTATAAGATCGAGATTGAACCAACATATGAACAACTCGAAGACGCCCAAAAGGCGTTCGAAGAAACGGATGACAGCATTGGCATTTGGAACCAGCATTTTGCTGGATCTGATAGTCAGGTGCTTACGTCATCTGCGCGACAGATAATAGGCCGCATTATATGTGGTATTAACTGGGCTGATATCTTACCCTCTCATGGGCCAGGGGCAGTTTACCCCCCTGCAAAGCCATGGGAGAAAAGTAAGGTATCTACCGTCTACACAACAATCGATAATAAGTATCCTATCGCCGATAACTTCGTATGTCTTCCCAATTATTGGGATGATGTACTTGTTAAAGGCGACAAGTCCCTAAGATCAGCGGACGACATAGTCGCCCGTCTTGTTGCAGTCCCGAAAGACTCTAGGGGTCCACGCTTAATTTGCGTTCACCCTAAAGAGGCAATTTGGATTCAACAGGGTTGTCGTGCTATCCTAGAACGAGCTATCACCTCCAAGAAGAGTGAGGCGCATGGACGCATAGCGTTCAATGACCAAACTATCAATGGGGGCTTAGCTCTTAGCGCTTCTCGAGATCGGGAGTTTGTTACTCTAGATCTTAAGGAGGCAAGCGATCGCATTAGCTGTGAATTGGTACGTTCCCTTTTCGGGGAATATGCTTACTCATGGCTTTCATGCAGTCGCGCTACTAAGGTTAGATTATTAGACGATCGCGTCATATCGCTTAGAAAATGGGCTCCAATGGGGAATGCTTTATGCTTTCCTGTTCAGAGTCTTATCTTCTATGCATTGGTTCGATCTGGCATACGATGTCGCTACGGTATTAACTGTAATGACGTCTATGTCTTCGGTGATGACATTATATTCCCAAGCAAGTACTATGATGGTGCCGTCTCGTCATTGATCAGGATGGGCTTAGTGCCCAACCCTTCAAAGACATTTCGGCGTGGATTCTTCCGAGAATCCTGTGGTGTTGACGCCTTCAAAGGCGTCGATGTTACACCTCATAGGCTTAGGAAGACTGATGCTAGCACCGTTTCTGGTAGTTTCTCTATGTGCACGCTTGCAAAGGCGATGTACATGGATGCTTTCTACCATACCGCTGACGTCTTGTATCGATGCGTATCTATGGAGTTTGGACCTTTGCCATTAGGCAACTATCCAGATGCCCAAGGTTTGTACCGTTACATTAACGTTGGATGGGACTCCCTGATGCATTATGCCACTCCCGTTCGTTACGATCGGAGGTGGCAGAAGTATCAGACACCCTGTCTACTGGTAGGGGGTACTACTATTAGTATCTCCAATGGTGCCTGGTGGCACCTCCAGGATTCGCTACTGCGTCTGGAACATAGTTCTAGTGCAGTCTCGGATCGCGGGTTAGAATACGCGGTCCCACACCGTGTACGATCGAAACGTG